AGCGTCCTCTGCATGTCCTTGTGGTACTTCGCCTGTCGGATCTCGGCAAGTTTCGTCATCCTTGCCGCATTCTGATCGGCAGGCGAAACGCTTTCTGCAAATACGCTGGAGTTAAGCGCAATGCCGTGAGTCGTCTCAAGCCTGCGCCGACGCGCCATCACCGACCTCGTAGAGATCTGCAAGATCCTTGAGAGCTCGGCCGCGCTACGCAACCGATTCCACAAACCTATGAATTCCTCGTCAGTACACACTGGCGCAGGCATATCAATCCCTCTTGATGGTGATCCCAAGTTCTTTTCGACGTCTCGCTGTTTCCTTGTCGTCTCTCATGGCTCGCCATTCGAGATGCCCATCAACAAGTCGAATTTCCTCGCGGTGTACCAGCGCACAATCGCAGCATTCAGTATGCGTATAACCTTTAACGCGATACCACTTGCTGTCCTCAATCTGCACAACCACCATCTTTTTGGTCATTAGAAAATTGCAGCTTCTGCCGCTCTCCTGCGTACGAGACCAGGCAATACCTTGCCGCCGCCCCGTACCCATTTGCCGAGCTCGTCCTTGGCCCCAACCCAATCTCCATCGTTGATCTTTCGTCGCAGAGTGCTGCCGCGATAGCGACCGACTCCGAGGTTGTATGCAAAATCAATCATCGCCGCGAGCGCGCCAGGACTCGTCACCAAAGCTGGCGACGCCTTCAGCACACCGACCGCGTAGTTGTGGCGCAGCTCCTGCACCAGCCAATCATCTGCCTCTGACTTCGTAATCGGAGGATGCTCCATCGTTACCTTTGACCCGTCTGGTTTATAGACGGTGCCGTAGCCGATCGTTGGATAGCCTGCAGGGCAGATATAAGGTCGAGATCTAAATCCTTCAAAGTGCCTGCAGAGGGTAGCGGCCTGCGCTATTGCCTCATCGAGTGCGCTCATAAACGCGCCCGACAAACCAGAAACTGAGAATCATATTGAGCACGGCCATATCGTCAGCCGACCACATCGAGAGCAGGACTTCCTTCCAGTTGCCGCCCTGCTCGAGTGCGATCATAAATGCCGCGATCTTGACCATTGCGTAGGCGATCACAAAGAGATACGTCACAAACGGTCGCACCAGCGCGGAGATCGCCGCCACCACCTTGCCTGCAGCCTGTGCGGTCGCGCTCTGTTCCTTGAACGCTTCGCCGATTGCTTCGACCTCGGCCATCGTCATCTGCGCTTCAGTCTGGCGCATCGCGATCTCGCCCTTCACCTGAGCAAACCGCATCTCGGCCTCGACCATCGCGAGCTCGTGCTTGCGGTCATTCTTGCGGTCAAAGAACTTCAGCGCCTCCGGTGCGAGACGCAACACGCCGCCGAATAGACCACCAAGCAGCGTCTCCATCAAAGCACCCCAATCGCTTTGAGTGCGGCCGCGGCCAGTGCAGTGATTACCGCACCCGCTGCACGATCCACCCACTTTGATGACTCGCTATTCTTGACGCTGGATTCTTCGAGCTTCTCAAGCCGCATCTCCACACGCTCGATCGCATTGAATGCGCGCTCGAGGGCGGCGGTTGTCTGCAACTGGCTCTGTTCAACAAGTGCGAGCTTGGTAATAGCGTCGGAGAGTTTTCCGAGTGCAATCTTGATCTCGCCCACATCCTCGTGCAGCAGATCCAACCGAACCGCTAAAACCTCATCGCCCGCCATGACTTAGACTCCCGGTACCGCACGACGCGGGGCCGATGCAGCAATCTGCTCAGCCCTCGCAAATCTCTCTGCCGCTTGACCCGCGATCGGAGCCGCCGCGAGAAGCTGCTGCATCTGAGCGGCCTCTGCTTGCGCGGCATCCATCGCCTCAAGTTCCTCATCGGTACGCAGCGCCTTGGCCGGCACGTTGTTGGCCTCGGCAATGACCTTGACCGCCTGATCCGCATTGATGCGGCGCAACACGCTCATGTCGCCAGACGCCTGCGCCACAGGCAGGATCGCCTCGATCGTACGCAGGATGCCCGCGGCTTCTTCAGCCTTCATCAGTCTTGCGAGTGGGCCGGTGTACTTGGGCAGAATCTCACCGCCGCCCATGATGTAGTCCATCAGCTGCGGGGGCGGGAGCGGCAAGTCTCCACCCGCCGACAAAAGATCAAGCTCACGGTCAATGATCGGGCCAAGGAACTCCGACTGCTGGCGTCCCATCGTCGGGCCAAGCAGTGCGCCCTTCTCCTGCGCTCGCTGCAACACCTCGGTCGCCGTCATCACACGCGGGCTTTCAACGAGGATCTGGAACAGTGTCACAAGGAACGAATCGTTCACCGCCTTGCGCTTCTGATCCGACATCTCGATGCCGATCGGCAGATTGCCGCCTGCCTGCAACGGCTGAACCAGCGGTGTACCGTCCTCGCGTAGGTAGCCGTAGTTCAACGCATTAGGGCGCACCGAGAACGCATTAAGGGCGCCCTCCTCGGCGAGAATGAGCGGCGGGTCGACCATGCGGTGCGCCATCCGAAGCATGGTCTTTTCCATCTCTTGGAGAGATTTGATGTCGGCCAGCGCCTCCATCGCGGGAGACCGCCCATAAATTTCACGCGGGCCTGTGACGTAACGCCCGACCGCATACGGCATCGACCGATAGCCGCTGTCCTCGAGCAGTATCTGTCCCTCACGCGAGACATACCGCGACTGGTATCGCATGCCCTGCGCGCCTGCGCGACCGGCCTTGTAGTCGCCGTTCGGCTTCACGCAATGCACAAACTCAAACATGTCGTTACCGCGAGACTCAGCAGCAGACTTGATGCCACGCGGGAGCTTCCCTTCCCAGCCGGGGATCTGCATCGCCTGACGCGCCGTGAGCTGGAAACAGCGATATACGGTGTCGACCCGGCCAGTATGGTCAAGGTCGATGACTAACTCGGAGAGCGCGATCGCTCTGTAACGCAATGTAACGCCCGGTATCTCATCGATGAAAAGCGCAGAGGTGCCGAACGCACCGAGGCTCATGTAGCACTCAAATGCCTGACTCGCAAAGTTAGCGGTCGGCGCATACCGCTGACGAAACACGATGTCGCGAATGTTGTCGCACCAACGCTGCACAGCTACGTTGTCATCGAGCTCGGGGATGCCGGTACGCAGGCCATGCCACTGCTGGGTCGCAGGCGTCAGCATTGAGTCCATCGCCGCAGCAAACCGCGGCAGTGCGCGCTGGGCGGTCGAGTCAAAGATCTTCTCGGATCGCTTCTCGCCCGGTGTACGCCAGCCCGTCATTTCGGCCATCGACGGCCATACGCGCTCGGCAACCTCTTGCCAATGCTGTTCCCAAGTGCCGCGAGCGCCTTTCAGCCGATCATAGCCCTCGAGGACTTCTGCAGCGCGTGACTCAGCCATCGCTTACTCCTTCGGAACTTCAACCCACGCCTGGGCGGCTTCGTCCCAAGAATACATCTCGCCGTCATCCGGCATCGGCACCGGAGCTTGCCAGTTGCAGTCGGCATCGAGCGACCATGACGGATACGGCTGCGGCGAGATAAAGGCATCACGGGTAGCATCGTAGGTGTAGCCAATGCCAGCGTAATGCTTGCGGATGTTGCCGTTGTAGCTCGTCTGCTTCCAGTTACCGCCGAGCAGGTTCTGGCAGAAGGCCACGCCAATGGCCTCGCTCTCGTTGCCGCTCGCGTCTGCCGTATTCCTGTTGGCTACAACGATGACGCGCTGCACCACGCTGTTTGAATCAATCTCTGCAAAGTGCGCCATATCTAAATCCTCAATTTGGGCAAAACTCTCTAATCGTCGTATGCCCGCATAACGCTCGGGCTTGCTTGTCCGTCCGTACATGGTACGCAGAAATGTGCGAGTACCCTAACTCTCTGGCTACCCACACCCTTTTGTGTCCCATATACACTCGCAATATCTCTCGTCTCCAGCTCGTCTTTGCGGGCAGCACCGGATTCGGGTCGGTCTGGTACTGCTCGTAAGGACTAAAAATGATGATCGGATGAACCATGCCGCGCTGCTCGATGTCGGCCTTGATGATGGGCAAAAAGGCGACCGGCAGTTTGTCCATGAATATCCCTAGATCATCAACTGCATACTCCGCGTAAAACTCCGGAAAGTCATTGCGCTGTGCCTTGAGTGTTTTCAAGATGCAACGCCGTGAGCGATTCTTCTTCCCCGACATAGCC